TTCAGAGACTATCGAGGGACACATATTGAGAACGATAGAGACACCAGAACAAGTTGATAAATGTATTTTAAATATGCTATTTGACTACAAAGTGGTACAACCACAACAGGATTTATAAGAATTAATTGTTGATAAGAGGACAATAACTAGTGAGGACCTGGGTGCGATACCCAGCCACTCCACCATTTAAACAATGAAATTTAGGGGGTGGAACTAGGCTCGACTCGTAGGTAAAACTTCTAGGAGATTAATCGCTAACACCGTACTGTTAATTAAATGCTAACTCACAAGGTTACGCTTTAGCAGCTTAGTCTGCTTGGGGTTTGTCTGTACCTCGCAACAGAAACAGACACTATAAATTATGAATAATTATATACAGATATATAAAAATGTAATAGATGATGAGTATTGTGATGAACTTATCAGCAAGTTTGAGATTGAGTCTAACAAAGAGACCTACGATCAAGGTCCAATGTCATTTACACAAGTCAATCTAAATAAAAACAAATGGCAAGGCGATATAGAAAGATTATCAAAAGTATTCTTAAACTCACTAGAACAATATAAAAAAGATTGTGCTATAACTGAGCATATGTGGCCTAAAACATATGCCTTTGAAGAATTTAGATTAAAGAAATATTTACCTAATAATAAAGACCGTTTCGATCCTCATGTAGATTCCATTAGTATAGATTCGGCAAAGAGGTTTCTAGTATTCTTCATATATCTAGATGACAATGACAGAGGCGAAACTAACTTTCCTCAATTACAATTAGCATCCCCTTGTAAGAAAGGTTCCTTGTTGATGTTTCCGCCATTATGGCCTTGGTTACATCAAGGTATGAAACCGATAGATAGACCGAAGTATATGCTCGGTAGTTATTTACACTACACGCTTGACAATAATTAACGAATGATGTATAATAGAGGTATTAATGAGTGATTTGACACCTAACAAATTTGCTTTTATCATAGAGAATATGGTAAAAGAGAAAAAGATTAGTTATATAGAGGCGATTTTAGAGTATTGTAAGATAAACGAAATTGACCCTAGTAATACCAAATCAATGATTAATAAAACATTAAAAGAAAAAGTGGCTTATGAAGCACAAAATTTAAATATGTTGAAGGAGAAGGTAGCAAAACTACCAATATAATTATGATGAATGATAAAGCAGAAACGATAGTACCTCACGTCAATTTTAGAGTAAGAGAATTAGGCGAATGGGTTGACAAAAATACAGACGATTATTTTAAAAATAAAAAAGTGATAGTCTTTTCTTTACCAGGTGCATTTACACCTACTTGCTCAAATCAACAATTACCAGGTTTTGAAAAACAGGCAAGTGTTTTCAAGGCACATGGCATAGATGAAATTTATTGCATGTCAGTAAATGATTCTTTCGTTATGAATGCTTGGGCACAAGATCAGAAATTAGAAAATGTAAAAGTGATACCTGATGGCAATGGTCAATTCACACAGGAGATGGGAATGCTTTGTCAGAAAAGAGATAAATGTTTCGGTCAGAGATCATGGCGATATGCTATGATAGTTGATAACTATGTTGTTCAAAAGATGTTTGTTGAGCCAGGTAAGACAGATGACACACCAGAAGATCCTTATGGCGAGTCTTCACCTGAGAACGTATTAAAATATTTACAAGGTTAATAAGTGAATGGATTTGAAGTATATAAAATTTACCTTGCTATCAAACTTCACTTCACAAGTAAAAACCAGAGTTATGACTATCACCGACACGCTGGGAAAACAACAGCAAGGTTGGCCACATTTACTAAAAGACGGGATAGATATTTTTTTCACAAGTTGTCTAGAACTTATAGCGATACTGATATCGTTAATTATTTTATTAGTAATTTTACTGCCAATACTAATCTGTGGGTTGGGGATATCATTGGCAAAACTGGTGACGAAAACTACAAATCGTGGTCGAGAAGGATAGAGGCACTTCATTATTACTATGAACAAGATATCGAATATATATTAAGTATGATAACAAAGAAATTAAGTTTTGATGACATCTTCACTTCTAAAGAAGGTCAACATCCACCAATAATCAAATACTTCTTATCAAAGAAGATAAACTTTGAGACGCTTATTATATTAGATGACATACTAAAGTTTTCAAAGAGACTAAATAAATCCATAAAAGAGAAGGTGATATGGCCTAAGATGTATGAGAGAATGATAAGATATAAACCATTTTTAAAATACAACATAACAAAATATAAGATGACACTAAAAAAGAAAGTGAAGGAAATGTAATGCAAGATATTCAAATGACAGCATTGACACTAGGCACAATCGTATGTAGATTTACTGTACCTCAGAGTGTGATTGATGAGATCAATACTGATTATGATAAAGCGAAAGATTTAAAACCACACAATGATAATCTTGCAGGTAAGATAGCAGAGGAATTTAAGTGTACAGAAATATTAAGTGATAATGTAAAAGACCTTTTTAAGACTTGTTTTAGACAATACCTAATCACGATACAGAAACCTGTGTGGCATATATCACTAGAAAATGCTTGGATAAATGACATGAAAGCAAATGAATACAATCCTTTTCATTATCATCAAAGCCCTACGACAGATTTGGGATTATCATCCGTATTAGTTTTAAAAAGACCAGATACATATGGCAAAGAATATTCAAGAGAAGACACACCATCAAATGGTCGTTTAGAATTTAGTGGTGGTAATCAAGACCCATTAGGTATATCACAATTAAGAGTTGACGCTAAGGTGGGAGATTTATATGTATTTCCTTACACATTATTACACGGTGTTTATCCGTTCAATGGCACGGATCAGATAAGAAGAACAATGTCATTTAATTGTAATCTATATAAACCAGCGGTAGTGCAACAAGCAAGAGAGGAACAAATAAAAAATGCCTAAGATGAGAATGTTTAAGTTTTGGAATGAAGCAGGCGATGAGAAAGAGAAAGAAGCGATGAGTTTGAAGAAGGCAGTTATGTCTGTTCAAAATGATTTCAAAGATAAGGTTATCGGTGTAGAATACACTAGTAAAAAAGGTAAAATGATTGAGACATCTGTAAGAATACCTATGGGTAGAAAGATTAGACAATCAATAATATTAGAACAAAAAAGATTAGCAGCTAAAGCAGCTAGAGAAGCAAGAGGCAGATGAGAATATTAATAATACTTTTATTTCTAACAGGATGCTCTGCTAAATCTCTTGACGGATATGATCCTACGACTTCAGTAATCACTCAATTTATGAAGGTATTAGGTTCAGGTGATACAAGCGAGATTAAAAGTAAAAAAGGAAAAGACAATGAAAAAGAATGGGAGAAGATAGATGAGTGAACCAATTGATAGAGATACACATGACCATGATATGACTTATGAGAATGAGCAATCAATGGTTACTATACCACTAAAAGAATATGATAAATTAAAAGAACAAGGTAAATATATTACCGATCCTAGTCTAATATCTGTCATAGATAAGATAGAAGAATTGACAAGGGCATTAAGAAAACATATAGTAAGGAAATATTAATGAAGTTATTGATATCAATAATAGATTGTAAGATAGCTTTTCTAAACCGTGTCAGAAAATACTTAACAGGCGAAGCGAAACTAGATGAGGATTATAAGAGATGGACATCTGGAGAAGATTTGAAGAAATGGACAAAACAGAATGAATCTAATAAAAGAGATAAAAAATCTAAGAGATGAAATGTTGTCAGTGAACTGGCCCTCTCAGAGATTATCAAATATAATAACTAGATATGAATCGGAGAACCCACCTGTTATTGCCAAAGATGATGACAGAGGACCTTTGGACTTGACAAGATTATTGGAAGAAAAAGATAGAGAGATTGCCAAACTTCGTAAACAGCTTGACAGTAAGTCGGAAGTTTGATATAATAGAACTATGAAAAATATAATGATAGCATTTTTAGTGTTATGCTTTACCGCTAATGTGGGAAACACTACTGAGACTAAAACTTATAAACCTAATGAGACGATAGAAGCGTTTTCAAAACTACCAGGCAAAGTTGCCAATCATTTATCTAACGAGAAACAAGAGATAATTGATTTTCAAAAGAAAAGTTGGGCAGACGCAAAAGAGCAAACTGCTAGAAATATCGCAACTATTAAATCTTGGTTTGTTAAGAATTAGTCTTATAAATAATACTATACAATTTATACAGATACAACAATATACAATTAACATACAAGGAAAATACATATGAACACAAGTATAGCGGCCTTGAAAAGGTCGAAGTCAAATCTAGACACCCTAGTCAGTGAACTTAATAAAGTTGCTGAACCTCAGAAACAAAAACAATCATACTCAGACGACAGATTCTGGAAACCTGAACTAGATAAATCAGGCAACGGTTATGCTGTCTTTAGATTTTTACCTGCTGTTAAAGGTGAAGATTTACCTTGGGCGAGACTATGGTCTCATGCCTTTCAAGGACCTGGTGGTTGGTACATTGAGAATAGTTTAACTACTCTTAATAAAAAAGATCCAGTGAGTGAATCAAATAGTTTACTCTGGAACTCTGGTGTCGAAGCAGACAAAGAGATTGCAAGAAAGAGAAAAAGAAAATTATCTTATATTGCAAATATCATGGTTGTCAATGACGCAAAACATCCTGAGAACGAAGGCAAAGTATTCTTATTTAAATTTGGTAAAAAGATTTTTGATAAGATTACAGAGGCAATGAAGCCAGAGTTTGAAGATGAGAAACCTATCAACCCATTTGATTTCTGGGAAGGTGCAAACTTCAAGTTGAAAATCAGAAAAGTTGATGGTTACTGGAACTATGATAAATCAGAATTTGATAGTCCTAATCCTATCAAGGAGAACGATGAGTCTATCGAACAGATTTGGGAAAAACAATATGCCCTTAAACCATTTCTTGCACCTGAGAACTTTAAATCTTATGATGAGCTGAAAAGCAAACTTGATAAAGTTTTAAGTGGTACAAGAAACACTGGTACAGCCGAAGATGTTGCGATCCCACCTGTGACAAATGTGGCACCAGTGAAAACAGAAACAGTTGATAATACCCCTATGGCAGACGCTGATGAGGATAGTGATGAAACACTGTCTTATTTCAGTAAACTGGCAGAGGACGAGTAATCTCTCCACCTGTTTCTACGAGGTAGGGTGTTCACAATAGTGCGCCCTACCTTTTTTTTAGCCTTCCCCAATGTCATTCCTTATAAATATTAGTAAAATGTGAGATGAAAAATGGCGAATAATAGATTAGATATATCAGACCAGACTGCTATCAGTATGCCAATGAAAAACTTGATTGCTATAATTTCAGCAGTCGCAGTTGGAGTATGGGCATATTTCGGTGTATTAGAGCGTATTACCATGCTCGAAACAAAAGCACAACTTTCTGAAAAAGATTTAAATCAGCTTAATGAAACATTAACTGCTGACATAGAAAAAAATAACGAATTTAGAATTAAGTGGCCAAGAGGTGAATTAGGTTCACCACCTGCTGACTCTGAGCAATTCATGTTGATTGAACACATTGCTGGTCAGTTGGAATCTATACAAGAGAGTATGGAAGACATGATGAACAATGGCGTGAATATTAAAAGGTTACAAGAAGACGTAAAAATTTTACGAGAAGATGTAGAAAAATTAAAGGATAGTAATAGACAGATTATCTATCAAAACGGAAACGGAACAAACTAATGAAAGACAGAACATCATTATTGGGATTTATAGTAGCGATACCATTGATACTTTGCTTACTATTATCTAACGCTTCTGGTGCCAAGTTATATACTGGTGGTGAGAAGTATGAAGAAGATGGAGTGATTGCTTTACTTTTACACTTAAATGGTAAAATGATAGAGTGGGTATATAAAGAAAACATCGCTCAATGCTTGAAATCTAAAAGAGTAGCAAGTAGAGAAGTTGGTGGTGAGAGAGTTGTATTCACTTGTAAGAAAGTTAAAGC